CCAGTCCTTTAAAACCGAAATGAATGGCTTTAAATACTTGGGTTTTGCATGATGGGTATATGACTGAAAGCCACCGACTGAGCCATCCACGATGTTCTGATGCTGGGTCAGTGTCATTTCCAGTGAACTACCATCCAGAATCAATGGTTTCCAATACAGATCATTACCTTTGTATTGATCTGGAACATCCCCTTCATGCTCTGGTAAATCTTCTGCCAGTACTCGGAAAACAACTGAAGCATTGGACCAGAACCCGCCGGCATTGATTGAAGCATCACCATCAATGATGCAGATTCGCAGTGGCATGATCACAGCATTGGTCACGGTCACATTAGTGGACAGCCGAAAGCCATCCTGGTATTCAGTGATCAGCTCCTGAATCACTTCATCCGTTTCCGGGTCCCGAATTTCTTCCTGAATAATGATGTAGCGGCCACGGCTAACAATCTCGACCACCTGACCACCTTCACTGCTCTCAATAAAAGCAAAACCGACTCGAAGGTCGGCTATGGTGTCTGCTGCATCCAGAATGATGTAATCATCATCAACGATATCTGGAATGACTCGTTTCACCTGGCGCAGCGGAATACCCCACTGCCCGCGCAAATTGGCATACAGCATATGGAACAGATCACCCATGGCTTTACGCAGCTGGGTGTAATTGAAATTCAGGATCTGGCGCGGTGCTTCGCGTAATGGATAGCGCTCTTCACTACCATCAAAACTTTCATGAACTTCAGTCATCCATTCCAGACTTTCCGTTGAATCTAATAGAGGGCAATTTGTTAATACGTGCACCTCGCCATATGACGTTTGTATTTTCATTTTGTCCTCAAATTAATAAAGAAAAAGCCCACCGAAGTGAGCTTATGCGAATCCTAATTCCCGTTTATTCTGCTTAAAGAACTTCACGAAGGCTTTCTTGCCGTCTGGGCTATACAAGTAATCACCAAGTTTTTCGCGCTCATCCACAATCACAAAGTTTGGGTTGAGGTTGACGTTTGGCGATGAATTACTTTCACGTGCCTCAGCTATATACTTCCCAGCATCCTGCCCTTTATCAAAGCTCAAAACTTTTGGAGCATCCAAGGCTATACCGCCATCCGCAAAACCATTCTTAATAGATTGGCGAAGCGCGTAGAATCCTGAAGGCCCGCCTAATGCAGTAATTTCCTCTTGAGTTAAGACACCTTCGCCTTTATGAACAATGCCAGCGGGTTCATATTTGCCACCGTAACCGGTAAATCCTCCATCCGCATAACCAACTGGAGTAAGTGCCAAAACGGCTGCCTGTAATAACCCTGTTTCCATTGTAGCCATTGCAACGGCCGGCAAGTTGTAGGGGAAAGGTGCTGATGCCCAAGCTGCTGAAATAGCTGTGTAGCTATTCATAGCAGTTGAGAATAAAGCTGCTCCCTTTTGAATGCCGCCAAGAACCGCATAAGCAGAACTTGAGGAATCCACAAGCCCCATCATCATGCCGGCAAAGTCAGCACCATATTGAGCGCCATAAGCCATTTGCATTTGAAGCCTTTGCTGCTGGTACTCTTCCTCTGTAATCAGCATTTGCTTACGTGTTTCAGCAAGTAAATCCATATCTTGCTGGTATGGTGATTTATCCAAACCCATCATGGATTTGTAATCCTCCCACACACCTTCACGCTCAGCATTTTGCTCCATGCCTTGCTGAATATTGGCTTGCTTAACCAAAGCGTTTTTCATCTCTGGTGAGTATTCAGCTGTGTTAAGGATTTCCTCCCGGACTATTGCATAGTAATCACGGGCATAATCTTCAGCAGTCATCCAATGGCGTTTAGCCTCAAGCAGTTGCTTTTTATCACTCAGCTCTTTTTGTTTCTGAGCCTCCTGATATTCAGCAACGTCTTTTTCGTATGCGGCTTGTTGAAGGTTAAGATACTTTGCGCGCTCAGGAGTGCCTTTGGCGTATGCAAGCTCAATAGCTTTAATTGCCTCCTTGTTAGCTTCGTGCATCTGCTCTTCTTCATTGAAGTATTGCTGACGAACTGTTTTTTGTCGCTCCAGCATTTCTGTTCGCACTTGCTCTATATCTTCCATAGATTCGCGAACAAGGGTTACTTCTGCTTTGGCGTCTGCAATAGCCTCGGCCTCTCCCTTGTATCCCAATACAGAAACATGGATGTGCCCACCTGTAGATCGGCCTGAAGGAGTTTTATATTCATTAATGGCTTTAATGGTGAAGCCATATCGCTTAGCCATTTCCTCAAGTGTTTTTACAGCTTGAGTGGCCTCTTTCGCATTTTTAACAGTGAAATCAAATGCGTTTCCTGTCGCATGTCTACTATTGGTCCCCTTATGATATAGGTCATTAAATGCAGTGAACCGAGTTAAATCAGAGCCAAGAGCGTCTTGTGTTAGTTTTGCAAATTCAGCGGTATAGTTTCTAACCTTGCCACCCGCCACAGACTCACCAGATTTTATCCGAAGCCCACTTAAAGCTGACGCGCCCACCAACTCACTCATTTTTTTCTGAGAAGCCAATTGCTTTTCTTTTACTTCAGCAATTTTCTTTTCAGACTCTTCACGAGCCTTAGTTTGTTGTTGAATCTTAAAGCCCAGTTCAACAGTCTTTAGCTCTTGTTGGGTTAGTTTTTTAGCATAGCCAATTCCTGCATCATCTCGATAATCAGCAGCAGCTTCGGCCTTTTCGCGACTCCAACCAGCAGCAATATTTTGCTCAATATATTTTGATCTTAGAATTTGATCATTAATATTTTTCAGTGCTTCACGCTGCTTCTGGGTAAGATTCTGAAGGGCTGCTGCTTGACGATCCAAACTCGTAGCAACAATGTTGTTGGTTTTAGCCAACCCTTTAGATGCAGAATCAAGAGAGCTAACAACTTTCTGTTGAGCATCCATCGCGCTTTTCGCACCTGTTGCCGCAACAGCATGCTTGTCCATGTGCACCTTACTTTCTTCAGTAATAGTGCCAAGTTTATTGATGCGGTTTGCTAAGGTTTCAGCACTAATTGCATTTTGATCGAACTCTTTGATCCACCCGCGAATAGTATTTTTCGTGGATTCATCTTTCGCCATTACCTCAGCAATTGAGCTGGCGTATGCGCGAACCTGTTGTTGGGCCTTGGTATATGATTCTGTTAGATCTTTTAGCTCTACTGCTTCTTGATATTTAAAAGCACGCTGTTGAGCTTCAGTTAAATTATCGTACTCAACAACAAGCTCAGCTACCGACTTGCCCTGTTTATCAAGAGAAGGTTTAACACTATCACTTGAGCTTTTCATGTAGGCGAACGCTGCACCAGCCGCAATACCTTGTGCTGCAAGCATCACCAATCCAGCAGGACCACCCAAGAAAGCCATCGCACCGCGTAACGCAACCATTGCGCCGGTGGTTGTAGATGCCGATGCAGATAGCCCAATTAATCCAGCACCAGCACGAACCGAAAATGCAGCCAATTGGACTAATTGAATACTTGTTGCAATAACAGTTGGCACTAACTTAACAGCCATTGCAGCAGTCAATGCTAAAGCGACTGCCTTGATATCATCCATATTATCCGATACCAACTGCACCACAGGGACCACGTTATTTACAAGTGTTGCTTTTAATCCATCCCATTGCAGATTTAACAGCTGCACATTTTCTTTTGCTAACGCTAAGGTCTCAATCATTTCATCAGACATGATTGCGTTAGCACGCTCTGCTGCATCTCCCCACTTCTTAAAACCCTCACCTCCATTTTCTAATAATGGAATAAGTAAGGAGGAGTCTGAAATAATGGCCTCCATATAGAACTTCAGGTCATTTTGAGAGGCGCCCACTTTCTGCAAAGAGTCATAATAAAGCTGAAGCGCTTCTGGTCCTGACAGCTTTTGGAATTGCTGAATAGTTACACCAACAAGTGGAGCAATATTCTCAAAGAAGTCAGCTAAAGGCCCGCCACCCGTCTGCTGGAAATCTCCAATGCGGTCCTGCATGTCCTTCATCTTATCGGCGAAAGACTCCATGCTAATTCCGGCAGTTTCCGCCCCTTTTGCGTAAAACTGAAAGTCTCGAACTGAAGTATTAGCAAGCTGGGCGAATTTTTTAATTTCACTTCCGGTTTGAATTGTTTGATCTGCAAAGGCAACCATGCCACCAATCGAAACCCCTGCAACCGCAGCACCAAATGCAGTCGCTGCAACACTTGCAACACTAAAGCTATTTGCAATATTTTTACTTGAGTTTTTGGCTTGGCGTTCAGCCTGTGTCATTGGGCCTGTAAAATTTCCAATTTTTGTGACCAAATCTAGGGTTAGTCTACCCAGTGATGCTGCTGCCATAACTTTTCCTCAGGCAATAAAAAACCACCCGAAGGTGGCACTATACAAATAACAATATGCTCTATTCAATCTTTGGTTCTTCAGCGGTAAAACCTTCTGTGTTAAAAGTAAATTGCTGGCTACCTTCTTGATAAAATGGCAGCTCAATAATTACTTTATTAAATTTTCTAATATTTGCCACAAATGCTTTTGAATTCCCTGTAAAAACAAGAATCTCTTTGGTTGCGCCCTCCTGAAATTCTAAGTCTTGCACAGGAGATTCTCCAAATTTAGCTGCACCATAACAAGCACGTATAGAGCAATCATATTGTCCTTTATCAATAACCAATACAACTCGTGGCTCATCACTCTTGGTATCAGCCAAGACTAAAGTCAACTTACTACCACCGTCGTAAGGAAATTTAAAATCAGCACTATTATCAGATTCAATCGCTAAAAACTTTTGCTCAGTTTTTCTCATTTCATCTTTGCTTGTAATAACTTCCCATCTCGGTAATTTCTCTTCTACCTGTGTTTCTGTTTTAACACTATTCTCTTGAGGTTTTGCACACCCAACTAAACTTAAGCCCATCAACCCAATAGCTAATAATTTCTTCATGTGGATACTCTTTATTATGAATAATCACAAGATACTGATTAACCAACAAAAAAGAAACCTCCCGAAGGAGGCTTGCTTTTAGAAGTTGTATCGAAGGCCGACCTTGTAGGTTGCACCATCAATATCCATCTCAGCAAGAGAGTCTGAGCCACAAACATTACCAACACAAACCTCGGTAACAGTATTCCAAAGCCATTTATACCCAAGCGCCCCAAATACTGCGAAGTTGTTTTGAAGGTAATGCCCAACCTCAAGCTCTACTGGAATTACAAAATACTCTAAATCAATAGGAAAATCCTTTGCGGACACCCATGCATAGCCGGTACCAATCGATGCTATTCCATAATTATTATTTTGATTGAATAACCGGTATCCAAACTTTGAGTAAATCTCGGTGTAGTTCCAGTCGTTATCACCCTGATATGTGAGACCCACCCCTGCTGATAAATTATCCCGAACACCAACAAAACCTAAATCAATGCCGTTTAGTTTAGAATCGCCACCCAAATTTTCTGTACCAATTTTTGATCCAGAATAAGCAATATTAAAGCTAACATAATCACCAAGAGTGGAAGAAGTGCTCGATGAGTAAGATTTCTTTGGTGCTTGATATTGTACTGGCTCACCCATTGGTGCTGGCTCACCTTGCTGCACCATCAATGGCTTGTTCGCCCCTGCAACCGTTGAAATAATCCCAACAACCCCAGCTAAAATTAATTTTTTCATTATATTACCCCCGTTATGGTGGAGATAAGATACTTTATTCTTTGGGTGAAAAGAAACCGACCTAAGTCGATTCCCCTCCAAAACTTTGCATCATATATTCTTCAAGAGACATTTCTTTTGGTTGATCCTCATGAGGCATAAAAGATATCGCTTTCACATTTTTAGCACCCTTCGATCCAAAGTAAGTAGCCATTAGATTACCAAAGCCCTGCTCAATACGCCGGCCAAAAAAAAGAGAGCCTCGCTTTTGACGAAAGGCCCTCCATAATTTTAGCTCACAGCTACTTAAGTTTCGTTTTGCTTCGGTAATTGTTCTTCCGCCAATTCCGTTAAGGACGAGTTCGCAGAAGAATTCATCTTCGTCTTGTAGATCCAGTTCTTTCCCGCAAAATCTAAAACCTCATCAGCAGCGGAATACATAGCCTCAATTACTTCGGTTGAAACAGCACCAGTCTCAGAAATTTTTGGGAAAAACCGTGTATTTTCGTCTTCATATACAACCTGGAAGACTAATGCTTTTTTAAGCTGATCTAGTGTGAGCTCTTGTTTGTTTTTCAGCTTCCAAACATCTGAAGCATTAACAATCTCATCATGTGATGCAATTTTAATAAGAACTTCACCACTGACTTCAGCACCATCTTTATCACGGAACTGAATTGTTTTTTCAACAAAGCTACCCACACCAATCACTTGCTTGGTTGCGGTTAATGTTAATTTAGCCATTATGGAGCCACCACTGCTGGATCACGGAAGATTGTAGTTACACCTGATGTACGCACCAAAGTGAATGAATAGGTAATCAGAGAGTCTTGGGCAAGATCATCAGGTGAAGTTGGGTTTAAGTAACCTTCAAAAGTCCACCAGACACGATCACCCGGCAGATCAATGGTATCGGTTGCAGTGTCATATTCAGGTGGGGTTTCTGCATGGCTTGAGCCGATATACCATTCAACTTTATCACCAGATTCAGCCAACTGAATGAGTTGAATATGGCTAGCATTTCCATCATCAAGCTGAATAGCAATAGAGCCTTCCCCTGGATCACGCATACCGCGTTCATAGTTTTTGGTGTCAGAGTCCATGCATGTAGCATCAATCTTGCCAAACGTGTCTTGACCGAAGCCAAAACCTGAATAACAACTGAAGCGAACAACCTCTTTATTTACGACTGCATATACATGCGTTTTGTTTGTCTTAACTGCCATGAGTAGCTACTCCTCAATTTTAGGCATAAAAAAACCACCTTTCGGTGGCGATAAATTTGGATATTAAAAAACCGCCCTTTCGGCGGTCATGTTTGGTTTATTCAGTTTCTTCCCGAACCTCAGAAAGCCCATTTAAAGCTAATGCAGCCTGCCAGTTCTCTTGACTATTACCATCTAAGACCAATCGTTCATACAAGTGTTCAAGTGCAGGCTGTAATTCAGCAGGGATAATCTGTGCTCTCAATGCATCATCGGAGAACAAAGCATAATCTTCTGGCTTCCACCAAGAATGACAGCCCCAATAGACCGCGCCTGTACTGTCAACTAGCTTTACAGATAGATTATTTTCACCGCATCCGTATAGCTCTGCAATCTGATTAATAGAATCACGGTGAGCATCAGGAATAATATTTACAACTGATAAATTAAACACTTAATGTCACCCCTGTATTTTTAGCAATGAGTTTTTCTAGTGTTGCTGTTTCGGCATCTGTTGTTAAACGCCCAATACCGATTAGGCTGTAAATGTGACCGTTGAATGGTAGTGATGTACCTCCACGTCTGCCGATATATAGCGGGTAGTTGCCGAAAGCACCCGTAGTCGAAAGACTGTTTGTAACTAAGACACTATTTGCTTTCAGGGATATGGTTTGTGCGGAAAAGTCTGCAATACCCGTTAATACTGCGGATTTTGGTGCGGAAAACTGTAAGTCTTTTATCGCAGCAACACGTAATAGCCCTGTACCTCTGCTTGCGAATGTAAAAAGCTCTCCACTAGCTGGGTATGTTGTCAGAGCAAAGCTGTTGGAGTCTGTATTTGCAGATGTTGAGAACTCAACTATCATATTCTGTGCCGAATCACTCAACTTCCGCACACCTGCAAACAAGCTCACTTTATCTGTAGAAGTAAAGTCAATTGAATTAGTTACAAAGAAGTCATCAGCACCATCAAACGCTAAATAATACGCACCTGTTGTTGCGTTACGTTGCAAAATAGGACGTGATGTACTGTTAGCTTGTCTTGCGTGATTACCGCGACCTGACTTATCAAGAATCAACCCGACAGGTTGCCCTGCACCAGTCACAGGAATAGCCCCTGCTGCATCCTGAAACATTGTAGTTAGATCATTCGGGTCATAGACAAAACCCTGCTCATTGTTTGCGAATATGGATTTGATGAGTTGATTAAGTGTCTTTGATGCGCTGCCGAGAATTGTGGCTCCCGGTGTCCAAAATGCACCGCCAATGACGGTGCTTAGCGGTGTTTTGATCATGTTTACCACTCCGACTTGTCGGCAGCAATTTCACCATGTTCTGACCACGCCCACCATTTACCGCTATCTGCAAAAAACTTCTGCTCGAAATGCCAAGATTTTTTATCAGGCGCGCTTTGCGATTGGATGATCTTGAAATACCCCGCTCTCGATGTGAGATAAACTTTCTTTGTGCCGTCTGAAATCGGCTGTGGCGTGCTATTAAGTACAATTTTAGCCATGATTAATCCTCATTCGGCATAAAAAAAGCACCCGGTTGGGTGCTATGTGGAAAAAACTATTTATCTATCCAAAAACCAATTCGCATCAAAGCCGCGACCAAAAATATTGGTATCGGCAATGCGCTCTAAATGGTTTGGGTGAATATTGGTGACATAGCAATGCGGCTCTAAAGCCTTTCGTATTGCTGCTCGAATATCTGAAGCTCTTTTCTGCTGAGTGTCATAAACCACAATTTGGAATGACACATGGTCAAGGTTAGCCGGACAATCCAGATGGTTTTCGGGATTGGCTGTGACTACTGACCAGACCGCATAGGGATATGGTGTTTTGTGTGGTGCAATATCTTCAAATATCCTCAAGGGATTAGTGCTGAGCAATGCTGTGACTTCAGGACTGGCTTTCAGTGTCGGAACTACTGGTAAAATGTTCATAATTTTGCGAGTTCCTTATCGATTTCTTTATTGAAGTTTTCAGCAAAGCTATTTGTTACGGCTTGGATGTTGTTTTGCAGTGCTGGCCGCATGAATGGAGTTGGTGGATTATGCACACTGCCCAGCTCAACCCAACGCCAGTGTCGAGTGTCGCCACCGCTTGTATTGGGTGGATTCTTGTTTGAAAATGACGCACCACCACGCACACCGACACGCATTACTACTTCGTTCGGGTTTCGTGTTTTGCCGGCAGCAATCGCAATATTTTTCCAAATCTTTTCGCTTGTTTCTGGATCATCAATCCCTTTTGCATTGGCCCGGGCAGCATCACGCACAATTGCCATAGCTTTACGGGCAGAACGTCGAGCAGCGTTTTTGATTAAGCGAGGATTGCCAAGTCTTTTAAGCTTTTCCTGAACTTCATCCAAGCCTTCAATATTGAATTCTACTGACATGGCTTACCCCACTAATGACAACTCCAACGTC